TTCCCCGCGCGCATCAGTACACCGCAGCGTTAAACGGGTCGAGCAGGCCGTCGACGTAGGGCAGCGCTTCGATTTTCCCGCGTGTGAGAATCGCCACCTCCTCGCGGTTTTCATAGATCGAGCCCAGGCGCAACAGCATCCACGACCGGATGCCCTCGGGTACGACGCCGATATAGGTGCGGCCCGAGCCGGTGTCGGTGAAACTCACCGGCGCGCCGGCCGCATCGGTCAGCGTGTAGCTTCCGCTTCCTGGCGCGGTGGCGATGGTGTAGGTTTCCTCGGTGTTCATCGGCGCCGGCGCGGCGCCACCGGAATTGTAGAACCGCACCTGGTCGCCAACGGACCAGGTCACCGGACCGGCGACGCTGAAATTCTCGCCCGGCGCCGCCACGGTGATCGGCGACTCGTAGCCGACGTCGAAGGTGATAAAAACAGACGCGATCTGCGGCATCGGGATGGGCCAGATCTTGCCGAAAACCGGCGTGATGACGGCCGGCGTCAGCGCGGCGTTGACGATATAGTCCGCCGGCGGCATGGTCTGCAGGTCGCCGTTCATGTCGATGTATTCGATCGAGATGACGTCGACCAGCGGAGAGCGCGGCAACTGGATGGCGAATGACGGCACAGCGCCGCGCGTCATCAGGCTGGGGTTACACCAGTCGGAACCCGGAAACGCGTTCAGCACCAGCTTGTAACGCGCGTGCAGCAGCTGCAGCTTGGTGCGCATCTCGGCCGTCTGGCGCGCCACGGCGATCAGCAGCTTCAGCTTGGCGTCGTCGTCGGCATAGTCGATGCGGCGGTCGGCGCGCGCCTCGAGCACGTTGATGCACTCCCCCACCGGCGCAATAAGGCAGATTTCTGGCACGCTAACTCCCCTTGGCAGACCCGGCGCGAGGCCGGGCCGGATTGCTTAGATGACCTGCGCGACGGCGCCCTGGTTGAACGCCGACGCGGGCTGGAAGCGGCCATTGCCACCGAGCAGGACGGCCCCCAGCACCGAGGCAGCGGTGCCGACGGTGACGGACAGGGCGACATACTCATAGGCGTTGTTGACGTCGAGATCGTCCGCGCGGCATTCAATCAGTACCTGGCTGGGCGAATTGCTGGCGGCCAGCAGCTGGGTGATCGCCTTGCCGGTGATGTCCTTCGCGCCAGCGCCGCCAGCGCTGGTCGCCTGGCGCAGCTTGGCGTCGATCGTGCCGCTGGCGCCCATGGCTCCGACCATCAACAGCGCGGCCAGGCTGGCGAAGTCGCGCATCGATACAAAGCCGCTCACGACGGTGCCTGCGGCGACGCTGACAGGGTCCATGGTCGCCAGCACGGCGATATTTTCTGAAATTTTGACGTTCGGGTTCATGTATTACTCCGGTAATGGTGGTGGTCCGGGCGCAGTCAGCGCCCGGCAATGCGATTCCGCGTTAGCGCGCGCCCAGCGTCACGAAATAGCTGCGCGTGTTGGTGCTCTTGCCGGTCGGCGGAGTGATCGGCGCCTGCATGATCGGCTGGCCGTCCATGCGGAAGATGAAGCGGAAGGCAGTGGCGTTGGCGTCGAAGTACAGGTGCATCGACGTCGCGGTCTCGATGCCGCCGGCCTTGGTGATGGTGCGGTAGCCGGTCAACGAGATCAGCGACAGATCCGACTGGGAGCTGAACGCGGCGGCGTGCTCGCTCAGGATCAACGGGCGGCCGTTCAGCATGCCGTCATAGCCGCCTTCGCGGATGCCGGTGCCTGGCGGCAGGAAGATAGGCAGCTGGCCGACCGTCAAGCCTTCCAGTGCCGGCAGGATGTCCGGATTGCCGATCCAGATCGCGTTGCGCAGTTCGCCGGTCTTCAAGCGGCTGCGCATTTTCGAGATGTTCGGTTGCAGGATCGTACTGGCACCCTGGCCGGTTTCCTTGGCAACTACCACCAGCGAATTGCTGTTCAAGCAGCCGGCCGGCATGCCACCGCCCAGACCGAACAGGATCGCCTCGTTGGCCTTCCACTGAATGTGGTCACTGGCCAGCGGCGAAAGGTAGCTACCCAGCGCCGGCGCATCCTCCATCAACTCGTTGGTGACAGGCACCAGCACCATCAGCTCTTTCAGGCGCAGCATGTCGGTGCCCAGGTTCATCTTGCTGGCCGCGCCAGCGCCGGCTTCGCCTTTCCAATATGCCTGCACGCCGGCGCCGCCCCACGGCGTGGTCTCGTCTTTCGGAAAGACCATCGAATTACCGCTCACTTCGGTGTTCGACGTCATAGGAATCAGCGAACCGTCGCCCAGCGACAGGCGCCAGATGTCGGTCGAGAATTGCGGGGGAATGGCAAAGCCGCCGTCGGCGCCGCTGCCCTCGTTGTTGTAGATGCCGGGCGCGGCGGCGCCGATGAGCAGACGCTTGTCCACGGCACGACCGGTCGACGCCGCCTCGGCCGCGCCGCGCACCGCCTTGAAATACTCGCCGGCCGACGCGAAGCCGCGACGCGGGTCCTGCTCGATGTTTTCGGTCACGCTCATCCGGGCGCTGTCGGGCACGTCGACACCAACATTGACGTCGGCGGCGGCCAGCTCCTCGGCGCGCTGGATGCGGGCATCGTAGCCGCGCGCCTCGGCCATATAGGCCTCGTACTGGACAGCTTCTTCGGCCGTCAGGTCGCGGCCGGCGGCCTCGGCCGCTGCGTTCAGGGCGGCGGCCTTGCCGATGATTGCGGCCTTTTGTTGCTGCAGGAGTCGTTTGTTCATTTTTCTCTCTCGGAAATGAAAAAACCGCCACATGGGCGGTTCGGAATTGCTACTGGGTTGCACAATCGACCTTGGGGCCGGGACGGCGGTGGCTCGAAGGAGCACCGCCGGCGGGCCTGTGCTGGCCCAAAATTGGAATTGGTTACGCGGCGGCGATTTCCAGCGCGCGGCGGCGCGCGGCGGCACGCACGGCGAAATCGTTGACGGGTGCCGCGGCCGGCGCCGTCACGACGACGTCGGCAAGCTCGCTCGCGGAGTGATCGCCAGCGAGGATCGCGACGTCATGCGACGCGCTCGTTCCCGGCGCGCTCCGGATCGCCTTCTTCATCTTGGCGACGACGTCGTCGAACGAGCAGATGCCATCCACCATTCCGGCCGCGAGCGCATCATTGGCCAGCAGGCAACGGCCCTGCCCCATGCCATCCCGCACGGAACCGATCGGTGTGCCCCGGCCCTTGGCGACCGCCTGGGTGAACGAGGCGTAGTAGGCATCGACGGTGCTCTGCAGGAATGCTTGGGCTTCGGCGTCCAGCGGGCCGAGGCTGTTGCCCTCAACCTTGTATTTTCCGGCCGAGATGAACGTGCTCTTGTAGCCCTCCATTTCGAGCGCGGCCGATTCGTCGATGTGCTGCATGTAGACGCCGATCGAACCTGCCTGGCCGCCCGGTGTGATGAACAGCTGCGCGCACTGTGATCCGGTCCAGAACGCGGCCGACGCGCACAGCGAATTGACGTAGCCGTAGATCGGTTTGGTGGCGCGCGCGGCGAGGATGGAGCTGGCTAGCTCGGACGTCCCGAACACCGAGCCGCCAGGGCTGTCGATGTCGATGATGATGCCACCGACGCTATCGTCGGCCAGCGCCGCGTTCAGCGCTGCCGTGAAGGCTTGCGTGGACGTGCCGCCGCTGCCAGAGATATCGTCAGCCATCGACGCGCGCTGCGACATGATCCCGTAGAGCGGCAGCACGGCGATGTTGCCGCCCACGCTGGCCGCCGTCTTGGCGCGCGCGGCGCGGGCGGCCTGGGCTGCCTGCACCTCGGCCATGACCTCTGGCGTGGCGGGCGCGCCGGAAGACCAGCGGCGCAGCACGCCGGCGAACGTCGCCAGGTGCTGCTGATCCATGGCCCATGGCGTATTGGCAAACGCGGCCAGAAGTAGGTGCCGTTGCATAAGCTGGCGCTCCATTAAAAAAGCCCGCGCGCGGCGGGCATTGCGAGACCCCTGATGAAGGGGAAGAATTGTGTGGTTCGACGACCTGCTCAGCCCTGAGCGGCGAGCCTTTCGAGCTTGCATCGCGCGACCTCGGTGAAATCTTCGACAGCCATGTCGCGATTCGCCGATAGGAATTCGATCTGCTCCAGTGCATACGCTTGGGCAGCCGCCGACGGCACGGCCAGCGCGCCGACGATAAATGCGACGTGCTTGGCGTAGGCCGTCGCCAGCGCATCGTCGCCGAGCGGAAGCGCACGCGCGACCATCTCGGCCTCTTTGCGAGCAACGCGGCCGGCGGCCGCCATCGACAGCGCCAACAGCCGGGCGTCGCTATTCGACGGAGGCGGCGGCGCAGGAGCCGCCGGATCATTCGGCGTGACGTTCGGAGGCAGCGCCGTGCCGTCCTCGATTTCCCGGTCCTCTTCCTCGGCGGCATTGTCCGCGATCATGTTCAGCGGCCGTAGCGGCTCGTCCAGTCCATCGATGCGGTTCAGTCTTTCTGTCGCGCGAGCCTCGTTGCGTGTCAGCCAGCCGTCGAGGATGCCGTTGTGCAGGTATTGGGAGCGGGCCGCAGCATCGCCGCGCAGCAGCGCAATCGTGGAGAACTCACAGCTGATGGTCAGATCGTCCGGGTCGAGGAAGTTGTACGCCAGCGCGGCTTCCCAGCGATTCAGGCGCGGGCTCAGCGAATTGACCACGAAGTCGATGCTTTGCTGCTCTATGTTCGAGAACGTGGCTTTCGACAGGTCGCCGATCATGTGCGGCGGGATGCCGAACATGGTGGCGATCTCGGAGCGCGTGTACTGCCGCGACTCCAGGAACTGGGCGTCGGTGTTTTTCACGGTGATCCCGGGCACATACTTCAACCCGTATTCGAGGACAGCGACCTTGCCCTTGTTGCGGCCGCCCTGCTGCTCCTGCCAGGCCTCGCGCCAGCGGTCGCGCTGTTCCTTGTCCTTGAAATTGGTCGGATGCTCCAGCACGCCGCCGGAGGGCGATGCGTCGTTCTCGAAGAAGCGCAGGCCGTAATCCTGCGCGGCGACGCCGGCACCGAGCATTTTCGCCATCAGCTGGATTGGCGAGTAGCCCATAATGATGTTCGGCGACATGCCCTTGATATGGAACATGTCGACCCGGGCGATCAGCACATCCGGCCCGTTGAGCTGCTTTACGCGGTAGCGCCAGTTGAGCGTGGCGCCGGTACCCAACACCTCAATTGTGACCATGTCCGGATGGATCGGCAGGAGCTCGGTCACCTCGCCCCGCGCGTTCGCTACGATCTGCGCGAAGGCGTTGCCGCGCAATTCCAAGTGACCGCACATCATTTCCCGGAACTCCATCGGGTTCTGGAAATCGTTCGGCCGTACCGCGATCAGACGATACAGCCAGTGGTTCGTGATCTCCTTGCGCGAGCCGTCGGGCGCCGTCTTGTACATCTTGAACGGCAGAGAGCTGATCGCGTCGGCGATGACGCGCACGCAGGCATAGACCGCGCTGAGCTGGAGCGCGCCGTCGCCCCGAACGTCCGCGACGCCAAAGCGCGAAGGCACCTGGCTGAACCAGAAGCTGCCATACGCGGAGCGGTCGCCGCTGTCGGCCTTCGGCGAGAACAGGAACATTTAGACCTTCCCGCCGAAGCCGGCCGCGATGTGCAACGTCAGGACGATCAGCAGCACGCCGGTGCAGATCAGTGACACAGCCGCGCCCCACAGCATGGCGGCGCCGGCGGCGATCATCGCGATGCCGCCGAGGATGCACAGGTTGTAGACGAGCGCGGGGGTGATACAGTCACCGATAAATTGAAGGGCCAGCGCCAGTTTTTGCATCACACCACCATGAGGTCGTAATCGGCCGGCATGCCGCCGGGTTCGGTTTGCATCGCGCGGCCGATTCCCATGATCAGGGAGACGGCGCCGTCGATTTTGTTGTCGTTGACCTGCTTGATCGGCCGGACCACGTCGTCGTTGCCCGGCAGGTACTTGCCGATCACGTTGGAGATGCACCAGGTCATGATAGGGTTGCCGTCGTGGTGGAAGCGGCCGGACGCGATGGCCGATTCGAGCTCTTTCATCGGCGTGCTCATC